TAACAATCCCATTTCCTGAAGTTAATGCCTTGTCTAAATTGATATAAAATTTGTTCATGGGGTACCGCCATCAATTACGCAGTAATATAGGTAAGTTGGACTACCTACGCTAGTTCCACTAATACTAGATAATCCCACCAAAGAAGTAATCGTATTACCAAGATTGGCTATTGTGCTTCCAAAAGTGATGCCACTACTAGCAAGTTTATTTACAGCGATAGAGGCTGAGCTACTAATATCGTTATTAGTAATGCTGTTAGACAAATTTAATTTACTATAAACAATACCTGCAGAACTATTAATATCAGCATTAACGATAGTATCATTAGCAATCATTGTACTAGTTACTGTCCCACTGTCTGAAGTATAAACACCGTTTGTAACAGTACTAGCATTACCGCTTACATTACCAATAAAATTACCACTAGTATAAATATTACCTCCACTAAACTCCCATCTATTATTAGCAACATTCCATACTAAATTTTTTGTATCGCTACCAGTATAGACTTCAAAACCTCCAGTATTTAATCCGCTAGAATTAACTCTAATAATATTATCTCCAATTTCAACCACAGTACTATTTACTGTAGTAGTGACACCCTGAACAACTAAATTCCCTCCAACTGTTAAGTTTCCTATAGAAGTTAGATGTCTAATACCAGAAATATCTTTATTACTATCTAATACTAAAGCTCTACCAACACTAGCAGTACCAGCAACAACTCCAGAAAGATAAGCTAATTCACCCAATGATGCTGTAGCAGATGCATCTGTGATATTGCTCCAATTGTGAGAATGTCCAGAATATGATACTCCGGTAGTATTTATTGTTAAACTATTAGAGCCACTATTATAACTTAATCCAATACCAGAACCACCCACTAATTCTGTCGAAACAACACTACCAACAGATGATGAGAAGTCCGAGATTAAAGAGCTAGGAATTCCTGTTACCGAAATAGTTTGAACTCCGCTATTATTAGAGATGCCTATACCAGTACTTTGAATTAAACTTTTAACTCCTAAAAGACCACTAACCGCACTATTAAAATCTGTAACATCTGTAGATTGTATGGTAGGATCACTCAAGCTAATAGTCGCTATTTTTGCTATGTTATTATAATTAAAAGCTATTCCACTAACTCCAGTAATAGTAGAACCTATGAGATCCTTGACGGCATTATTATCTACTCCTGAACTAGAAATAATAAAACCATTATCTCCACTAGGAGTAACAGAGATATTATTTCCAGCAAATATACTCTTCACAGGAAGCAAACCACTTACTGAACTATTAAAATTAGTTATTTGTGAGGAACTAATTCCTGTAACAGCAATAGTAACAGGAATTCCTGTTGTTGCTGCAAATGTTATTCCTATACCACTAGCTCCAACAAGATCATCTGATGATGGTCTTATAGAAGAATATAGTAGACTATTCCATGAGGTTAATCCGTCTCCAAGCTTATATCTTTTAGTTGTTGTGTCATAACCCCATTCTCCGGAATTTAGTGTTGGATTAGCTGAAGACCACTCTGATGTGGTTCCTCTTCTCACTTGAATTAATGTTTGAACTGACATATTCTTCTCCGGTAAAATTTAAAACATTGAATAATTAGGGTGATCCACAATCTATTTGGTATTGATCTATAAAATTAGATAAATAATTATCTAATCCAACAACATCACTAGCATAAATAATCATACTAGCATAACCAGCAGTAATATCAACAGATCCAAAATTAGAAGATGTAATTTCTATATTATTAGTTTCTGTTCCAATAGACGATTCGATTTCTAAGTATGTAATATTTTCTATTATATCCAAACTTGTCATGTATTACACTCCAATATATCAGATGTTTCGCTAAATCTTTTTATTATTGAAGTTTTACCATATAAAAGCCTGATGATAGATTTGCCTCCGCCAACATATAGATCATCGTCACTTTGTAGTTCTAGATCATATTTTGCAGTGTTAAAGGTGAAGCTATTTGTTGTATTTGCTGGGATAAGTAATGTTATTTTTCCTAAAAGGGGTTCTATAGTGAATTTATATACACTATAATCCAAGTTCTCTGTAGAGAACACTTGTGTGGCAGCAACATTGGTTTTCCAAACTAGTCTAGCACACCAGTTTGTTAAATCTATTGGATCTCCATTAGCGTCTTTATAAACTAATGATAGTTTAAAAGATGACCCTTGCTCTATAACAAAGTCATACTTACTAGCTGCCATAATTAAAGCCTATTGTGGTATGTTGTTAGTATATGAGAATATACACCCTTAATGAGGTATCTTATTGTATATAAAAAAAAGAAAGGCCAGTATTGCTACTGGCCGATCTTCTTTTAATTATATCGATCTAAATGATTAGAGAGAACCAACTAGAACTCTGCGGTTATCTAGAACAGCAAAGCCGAGTTCAGCCCATCCATAGAAACCAGCTCTCTTCTGACGATGAAGAGTATCGTCTTCGAAGATCTGAACTTCTTGACGAACTGGCATAATGAAGCTATCTCTCTTTCTTAGATCTAAACCAACAACTACTTCTGTATCTCCACTTGGAAGAGAAGCTGATAGAGTATCGGTATAGAATAGCTGGTATTCTTGACCAACACCTAGTTCATCTAGATCATGAAGATTTACACCGAAAACACGGTTAAGGGTGCCATCAGCAGCTGTGTAAATTTCACGACGAGTTACTTCGTCTACCTGATCGATACCCCAGTTACGAATGTCTTCCATTGCTTCTGGAGAAACGTATAGATCTGTTAGTAAGCCACGATTGTTACTAGCTGAGTTACCACCACCGTTACGACGCATAACAGTCTTCATGAGACTAACGAGACGCTTTGTGAACTGACTTGCATTGGCATCACTATCGTAAACAACGATGTTACGATCAACACCAGCAGCAAGAATGGTGTGCCAGCCGTCATCATTCATTTTCTTAACGAAAGAAGCTTCGAGAACTTCCATAGCACGACCCACAACGTCCCAACGGGCATCGCGAGCATACTTTAGAAGATAATCGATTGAAGAACCAACGTCATAGGTTGGAACCATGACGTAATCGCCTTCAACATGACGCTCTGGAACATAACCATGATTAGGAATTGTGTAGGCCACAAAATCCTTCTCTGTGCCAGGAGCAAGGAAGTCTAAAGGAAACTCAGGAGTAGCACTTTGAGCAAGTTGAATTGGCTCGAAAATACCATCTAGAACGTCGCCGTTTAGCACACCTTGACGTAGAGGTAGTTCTAGAGCTTTTGCAATTTCTGCATTAGCAGCTAGAGCTACTTCTCTGTTAGCTGAACCAGAACGCATCAAAAGATCTGTTAATTCTGGTGTTGGTTGGAATCTTTCGGTTTTAGCTGACATATATTTTCTCCCTATGATTAAAAATTATAGATTAACTGATACTTTTGCGTAACCGTCGGCGTCTACAGCACTTAAGAACTGGCCAATCTTAACAGAGTTTGTTGAGCTTGTACCAATTAAGCCGCTTACACCAACATAAGCATCAACACCAGCAGATGGACTACCTGTGACCCTGTTGGTTGTAACCTGTCCATTACGGAGCAATGTTACCTTACCACCAAGTTGCACTTCGTCTTTGTGCCAGTTGATGTGCTGTCTTGTTAGATCAATATTTACAACATCGTTAAGTAAAACGCCTACGGGCTTTGAGCCAGAAACAGTTGCGGCATATGCTACAACAGCATTGGCATCGTCCATAGAGATACCAGAACCACCTGTGGTAACACAGGCAACACCACCGCGCTCGGCTGTGGTATTCATGAAAAATGATACATCAGTTAGTAATTCGATACGATCTGGTTTTAGAGCCATGTTAGTTCTCTCCGTATAATTAAGTTAGTTATTTGACCTTTTTACCGATTTTGCTGCGCACGAAATCAACAAGAGCCGCTCTAGTTGAGTCTATTTCAGATTCAATTTCTCTACCAACGCCAAGATTAACTTCTTCTGTGATCTCAACAGTTTCTAGAACAGCTGGATCCGAAATTTCTTCTGAAGCCTTCTTCTTTGATTTCATATCTTCTTCTTTATTCTCGTCTTTTTTGCTTTTATCTAGCCAAGGAGGCATCTTGCCAGCAAAAATGACTGTCATAGCTTCAAAAGCTTCATCTTCCATTGAATCAAATTTCTCAATGATATTAGCAGCAATTTCAGCATCTACTCCCTGCTCGATTAAAGAAGCTTTTCTTTTCATAGTCTTAGCCTTCTTTTCCATTTCTGCTTCTTTCATTTTATAGCCAGCGATGGCTTCGAGAGCAGCGTCTAGTTCTGCTTTCATTTTCTTCTTTTCTTCTTCCATCTCTTTTGTCTTGTTAGCTGCTTCTTCTTTCAAAGCAGTAATTTCAGACTCTTTTGTCTGAGCGAGATCAGATAGATCTGCTTCGAGTTTTTCTTTGACAAGTTTTAGTTCTGCAACCTCAGAAGATAAAGCTGTAAACTCAACATTGACGTTTTCAACTTCTGTTTTTTGCATTTCTGTTTCTTGATTATCTGAACTCATAATTAGTTTCTCCGAATTAATATTGGACTGTGAAATAAATACACCCGATTGAACCATTTCTGGATTTTTTTCTTCAATATTATCTTTATTTGTCTCAGGAAATAAGCTTTTGATAAAAATAATACTGTCGATATTTGCTGGACGGTCAACGAAACCTTTGCCAGTAAATGTAATATTGCGCAAGACTCTACCAATTTTATAGTCTTGGTGTTGCCCCATTCCGCCATATGATCTAAGAAATTTTGTTAAATATGCTGTTTCTTCATTTCTAGCTAATACTTTATATTCATTAGTGTGAGTATTTAAAACACCATAATCAAAACCTTTAAAAAAGCATTCCATACTAACATACTTAGTACCAGCCTGGATTTGTGAAATAAGATTTTCTGATCTTTCTTTTAGATCTGGATTACTAAATCCTCTGTAAATAACTGAACCTGTTAAGATATGAAATTTATTAGGAAGATCTTCCACAGGAGTATTTTCATCGATCAAATCTCCATCTTCTGTAATAGGCCAATTAGAAATAATATGACCTATAATAATATCTTCATTATGTTCTAGATTTGTTGGCTTGTGTTCTGGAGTATGTTTAGCTTTCCAAACCTCTGTCTTATCAAATATATCATCGTTCTTGTTCCAAGAAGATGTTACCAGAATAGACTGAACATAATATAGATCTTCATCACTATAGGATGCGATACTTTTTATTTTGGGTGGCTTTTTGTAGGTTAATGAACAGGGTTCTGCAACACAAGCATAAGAAATTGATGCAGATGTGCTCATTAGGTCTGCCAAGCCGTCGATTTTTTCTTGTTCAAAAATATGCATAGTTTTGACCTCTTAGGTTGGATCCAAATTACCATACACCATAGAATAATAAGAAGCTTTAGCTTGTTTATATTCGTCCATAGACAATTCTCTGCTTAAATCCGATCTTAATGCTTTAATCCAATTGCGGAAGTTGACAACAATATCTGTTAATGATTCATTAGAGTTACATGCCAATAAAACATTGTCTTGGTCTATTTTAGAATACGGGGACATGTTGAGCAGTATATTGGTTTTAAGGGATTCTAATTCTTCTGATTCTGCACTAGATAATGTTCTGAGATTTTTTTTAGTATAGAATTCCAAAACTATGGGATTGACTATTTCGCTAATTTTTTCTTGGGCGTTGGTTGCCCAGATTAAAAGTTTTGCGCCAGTTCTGGGTGAAAATTTTCTATCTGCTCTTTTCTCAGTGTCTTTGGACAGTTTGGGTCTGCCTTCTCCAGGTTCTTTGGGCAACGAATCCGAAGACGGATCGTTTGCCAACTTCGTTGAAGGAGGAACTACGGGCATCTTCATTTCGAGGACAGTTTTTTCTCCAGGTTTTTTCTTTTCGAGTTGCAGACCAACTTGACTTGGAGTTGCTGCTCCCAATTGTAAAGAAATCTTTTTAAGAGAATTTTCAAACTCTGGATCATACCATGGTCCAGCTTTTTTAACCATACGATCACCCTTCCTGTCTCTAAACTCTCTATTGAGTCTACTCTTTTCCATTTCTGGATCAAAACCAAATCTAGTTTGTAGTAACTCGTCACTGATAAGGTTTCTATCAGCTAATTGAATTAGAAGAGCTTTTTCTGTATCCTCGTTACTTAAATCCATTCTATCAAATTCTATTCTTGCTGGATATCTAAATCCCATAGCTTTCTGTACTAGTTCTATTTCTTTTTCCCAAAAATTTACTAACATATCACGACCATATTGAAGTCTTTGTGTTAGTGTTTTTAAAGAAATAAAGTTGTTGGTAGTTCCAGCAGCACCAAATGTACCGGTTAATGTAGGAGGAATACCTAAACCAGCATATACTGAGTTTAAGTGAGGAATATACTTTCCTTCTCCAAGGAATTGATGTACATTGGTTTTAGATTCTAGAAGCTCAATGTCTGGACCCCACACTAGATCCATAGTTCCTCCACCAACGTTATTTCCTAGAATTTGAGCTAGTTTAGCTGTTGCTGCTTTGGTTGGAGCAATTTTATGTTCAAGACTACCAAGTTTAAAAATACGAATATTTGAAATAGCTCCGTCAAGAGCTGCCATATCAGCTAATTTGAGTTTTTCTATAACTGTAATATCGTCCATGATAGCATACATCATGGGAAAAGCCCATGTTTGCCAATCATCTTTTTTATAGTGATATACAATAATCTTATCTGGATCTAAAGGATATGCTGTTTTCTTCTTTGCTGCTTCTACGATCTGAGGAGGTAACTTATCTATAATTTGTTTTTCTGCGTCTGTTTTTGGACTATTAATAGTTTTACGAAGAGAGGCAGGTAATACTAACTCATATCTTTTTTCTGTTACAAAAGAAGATAAAGAACCAGCTGCTACCTCAACAAATACAGGATCAATAAAAGTATATCTCCAAGGAATTTCTCTTTTTTCTAATATGGTATTGTTTAAATCTATAATATCCAAATCAGGAGCGGCGACTGCTCTGTAAAGCTTGTCTGTAACCTTAAGGCTTAATTTTCCTGTTTGTTTATGTACAACAACATTACCTACCTTATAGATATTATTTAAAAATCTTTCACTACGATCTTTACCAGATATTTTCTTAAACCACTGTCTATAGAATCGTTCTATTCTTTTGTTCTGATGAACAATTTTAATACCTTGTACTCCGAAGTCTCCCATGAGATCAATGACATTTTTAACTAGACCAACCCGTTGATAAATATCCTCAGCCCTGCGCATAATTAACTTAATACTGCGTCTAGGCACTGCTTCGTCTGGTCTAAAAAAGTCATAATCGGTACGAGTTAATCCTGGACGACCACCAGTGATTCCGTCCAAGTTAGAATAATCAAGACTATATCTACGACCAGCAGCTTCTGCCTTTTGGATTCCAGTATATTCATCTAAAGATTCAGAAGCTCTCTTTAGTGCATCTTGTTTGCTGGATAGATCTTCACCCCAAGCAATATATGCTTCCTGATTACCTATTTCAGCATCTTTAATAACTTGACTTCTAGGATATTTTTTAGCCATAATTTATATTAGTATTGTAATAGGATTATAATAGCAATGTCAAAAAGATATACACTAATTATCTATATACTCCCTTATAAATATCATCATTTGCAGCGGAAGTGAACCATTCTGGACCTTTGTACATTGTTCCGTCATTCTTGACCATTTCTCTTCTATTACCTCCAACAACATCGTATGTTATGGGCTGTAGTGTTCTTTGGGATTGACGAGCTATCATATTTGCTATTAATAGTGAACTATATCTATCTTTTCTTAGTCTGCCCTTTTTACCATTTTGTAGTTTTACTTCTGGAGTATCCCATCGATCCCTAGCATTCGCTCCGGTACTAGTTTGAGTCATTACTATTGTTGTCAATTCGTTTTTTAGTTCTTCTATTTCTAAAATACACTCACTAACACTATCATAAATAGGATTGAGATCTGTGTCTAAAATATCTTTACCTTCTTTGTCTAAAGCTAGTCCTAATGTTAAGTTATCAAATCTTGGAAATAATAATACTTTATCTTCTAAGTCTTTTCTTAAACCGTGATTAGCTTGTGCTGTCCATTCTGCTTTGGCGAATTGCACTAATTCTAATATATGCAAACCAGATTGGTCGTCTGTATCTTTTGATTTGTTTGGATCTATAATAGGCCAAATAACTAATTCTCCTTCTTCAAGCTTGCTAGGATCGTGTAGAGCTTCTTCGATAGAAACACCTCCACCCTGAGCATCTAAACCTATCTTTACTGGAGGAAAAGTTTTCATCAGATTTCGAATTTTTCTAGCACAAAATCCGTAGAAATCGTGTTCCTTAATTAATCCTGTTTTTTGACTTTCTTTAAAATTACTACGATTAGTAGTCCAACCGGAGACTATGCGACTATGATCATTATGGAGCTCT